CCGTCGAGCAGGCCGCCGTAGACGAAGACCGCTGTGGACGGAGGAAGCGGGAGACCCATCAGGCAGCCTTCTTCTTCGCCTTCGCCGTCGTGTTCGGCACGGCCCAGGTCGCGACAGCCGTGACGACCGCGAGCGCGACGGTGAGCACCTGCCCGACCGTGGTCTCCGGGCCGTAGACACCGAGCAGCGCCGTCAGGATCGAGCCGAGCAGCGCCGTGTACGCCTTCGCGGTGGACTTGATGTGATCGAGCATGGTCATCACGCCTTCTTCTTGGTCGGAGTCTTCTTGGCTGTCTGCTTGGTCTTCTTCGGCGCCGTCTTCGCTGCGTAGGCGGTCGAGACCATCCGCATGAACCGGGCGCGCGGCCACGCGCCGGGATCCCAGTGCGTGGATGCGTGGAAGGTGTCGCTCATGTGCGCGTGGGTCGTGATGCCGCCCAGGTGAGCGGGCCGTCCACGCTGGTCCCAGGTGGCGAGCTTGGCCGGACCGAGGAAGCGGACGGGGATGTCGTGGACGATGCACCAGTCCGCGACCTGGCCGGCAGCCAGGCGCATCATCTTCCGCACGGACGGACGCAGCCACGTCAGCGGCGTCATCTTCGCGTGCTGCTTGACCTTGCCCCGCTTGCTCTTCGGCTTGAGCCAGTTGCCCATGCTCCCGAGCAGCGGGTAGATGCACAGTTCGAGGCCGAGGGAGCCGGTGTTGTAGCCGCAGTGGTAGGCGATCACGTCGTCGTCGAGGCACTTCACGATCTCGCCGGGGTCGACCACGCGATGAGCACTGGTCTCAGCGGTCTCAGTGTGGAAGAAGTTCGCGGTTGCGACCGCACCGCCCTTCTTCGTGGGAGAGACGGTCGCGTGAATCACGACAAGCGTCGGCGTCTGGTTGCCGCCGTGCCAGCGAGCAGGAATGGTCTTCATTCGGTGCCTCCTGAGGGCATGGCGAGCACCCCGCGCCGGTCGGTCACGAGGTTGTGTCGGAAGGGTGTGCTTAGCGGGCGAAGCGCTGACGGACGAGTGCAGCGAGCTGTGACCAGATCGCCGCCGAGACCAGCCAATAGCAGGCGACCACGAGGCCGTCGTCAGGCCAGCGCCAGTCGACGACCTGAGGACCACTGGCGTCGTTGATGACGTAGCCGACCGACGCGGCCAAGATCAGCAGCAGCAGCGTCCCGGAGAGCTCGACCACCGCGCGCGTCACATACCGCCGCCACCATTGGCCCGCACCGAAACGGGGAATCGTGACGATCAGCACGAACGCCAGCTGAGCAGGCGCGGCCAACAGGATCGGTGCCTGCCGCCAGAACTCGATGACGTGCATCAGCGTCTCCCTTCATTGAGCCGCAGAATGTCATCGAGGAAGCCGTTCAGACGCACCTCGCGAGCCACGCCCTCGACAGCGGCATGGACACGGGCGGTGTCTGCCTCCACTTCGGCCAGACGCTTGCGGGCATCCTCGGCGCGACGCTTCTCGAACTCGGCGCGCTTGACCCACGGCAGACGACAGGTCACGACTCCACCGCCTTCGACGACGGATGCAGATCGGAGAGCATCGCCTCGATCTCCGGCAGGACTTCGAGCGCCCGATTGACTTGGGCGTCCCGGGTGCGCACCGCCTCCTCAAGGTTCTCGATGCGCTCATGACTGTGCTCGACCTCGCGGCCCGTGCGCAGATCACCCTTGACCAGCGCACGCAGACCGAAGGCGACGATGCCGCCGAACAACAGGGCGACGTACATCCATGGCTGGGCGACCGTCGCCGAGATGATCGCCTCACCATCCATCAGACCGACTCCATTCCGAGCAGCTCACGGTCGATCTCGGCCGCGCACTCGGCACAAACCTGCTGGGTGTGCAGTCGGTGGCGTTCGTCGCGCCAACGCCGCTCAACGAGGACGTCGGTAGGTTCGCCGCAGTCGTGGCAGGCAGGCATGGCGGCTCCTTGGGACTGTTCGCTGTCGGTGGCTCGATCTACGCTGCGGGCATGAGTCGTTGGGCGAAGGTGCAGGGCAACGCGAACACGATCCTCGCGGTGCTGGCTCTCGTTATCGCGTGCTCGGGCGGTGCGTTCGCGGCCGGAACCGCGCTCGGGAAGAACTCGGTCGGGTCGGCGCAGATCAAGAACGGTTCGATCCAGATGCAAGACTTGAGTTCTGCCACCGTGAAGCGACTGCGGGGTTCCGCGAGCGGCGACCCGACCGGGAACCCGAGCGCTCCTTCGATCGACATCCCGGCCGGCTACACCGACTACGGAAATGGCGTCGCCTATAAGCCCGAGGAGTATCCGAACGGAGTAAAGCTGCACCTCTACTCCTATAAGAAGTGCGGCAGTTTCGTATCCGCATCCGTCAACTTCCTCGATGAATCAGGGGCAATCGTTGACCATGACACCGAGTACGGCGGTGCGATGTCTCCAGGTGACAGGCAGGATCTGGCGCTCACGACCTACGGAGATGCTGACATGGTCGGCTACAAGATCACCGACATCACTTGCTACTAACTGCCTCTGCGGCCGTCAAGCGATCGTTGAGATCCTGAATGAGGCGCTGCTGCACAGCGGCCAGCCCCATGAGGTAGTCGAAGCCCTTGACCTTCTTGTCGAGCTCGTCGCCGTCGTCGGCGTCGAAGAACGTCACGAGCAGGTCGGCTAGCGATTCGGGGGTGTCGTCGGCGATGAACCCGCCAGCGCCGTCGCGGACCGACCCGTCTGGGTAGGTCAGGGTGAAGGTGACCGGCCGCAGGGCGTAGCCGTCCTCGAGCGGAAAGTCGAGGTCAGCGATGTTGCTCTTGAACTGCTCGGCCGAGATCCCCAGATCGCTTTGCGTGTTGGCGAGGGTGCGGGCGTACAGGATGCCTGAGTTCGACCTGGCGAATCCATATGTCGACGAAGCCGCGGGCAGGTTAAGGGTGCTCTGGCCGGAGACGTTCAGGGTGCCATTGACCAACGGATTCGTCAGAGTGAGACCAGTGCTCGACGCATCCGAGATGCGGGCGGAGAAGAAGTCGCCATCTACCTGGAAGCCGCCATTGCACTCAAGACCTGGACCACTCGCGAGAGAGGCAGCTTTGAGAGTCGCCGCTGTCGAGCTGGACAGCTTGAAGAGGATCTGGTCGTTGGCGCCATCGATCTCGACGTATGTGGTTGATCCGTTGCTCTTCACCGTGCCGTTGACGGTCAACGTTGCCGCCAGGGTCGAGTTGCTGCCAGTCGGTACGTAGCCATTGATGGTCAGCGCGCCGGTCGAGGTGTTGAACGACATCACGACCGTGGTGCCATTCGGGCCGTAGCAGGTGATGTTTCCCGAGGAGTCGATCGTCGTGTGGCCCGCAGATGGGTTGCCGGCGCTGAACCCACCCGAGGCGGTCAGGAGTCCGAACGCACCGACCGCCGCAGTGATGACGGCGTTGGCGACCCAGTCGGGCTTCGTTCCGGTGCCGTTGTAGACCTGCGTCCACGTGCCGTCGTCGTTGCCCTGCCAAGCGCCGAGGACCGTTGAGGACGGCACGACGTTCGGGTAGCCGCTGATCCGGATCCAGCGCTTCGAGCCCGTCGCCGTACCCGAAGGAGTGCTGGCAGACGATGTGACCGTGAAGCCGCCCAGCAGCGTGGAAAACGCGTTGGACGTGAACACGAGGCCAGCGATGATCGCCGTGGTGGACGGGGCCGTTGCCTGCTGCCAGGTCGTGCCGTCGAACACCCAGTAGGTGCCGTCATCGGCCTGCCAGCAGTCACCCGTCGATGCACCAGTCGGTGCCGTGGTGCCGCCGATGGTGATCTTGCTGTCCGGGGTAATGAGCGCCGCGAGCGGGTCGGATGAAGAATTCAGTGCGGTGTTCGCGGTGTTGTTGGCCTGGGTGGCCGTGATCTGCGCCTGCACGGCTGTCGAGTAGATGGTCTGCAAGACGTTGGTCGTGCTGGTCAGTGGTGTCAGGGTCGCGCCGGTGATGCGGCCCTGGCTCGACTGGATCACCATCGTGCCGAGCGTCCACTCATCCGCCAGCCCCGGGATCACAGAGCCGCCCGCGAGCCGTGCGCCCGGATGCTTCACCTTCACCCCGAGCGGGATCATCGTGAACGGGATCTCGGTGCCGTGGATGTCGGTCACCTGACGCTGGATCACGTCACGGGAGCCGTCACGGTCGTAGTCGGGCAGCAGACGCGCCAACGCCGTGTCCGAAGACTCCTGCGCCTGCTCTTCGGTCAGCGAACCCTGGTTGGTGATGTCGAGGTTCTGCTCCACGCCCGTCAGGCCGCTCGGGGTCGGTCGCGTGGAGACGACGCGGGCCTTGGTGAATGCCGACGTGTCCGGGTCGACCGTGAACGTCTGGTAGTCCGTCACCAGCGTGTCGACGTAGTTGTCCGAGGTCAGCATGAACGGGTCGACGTCCCGCAGCACGATCCCCGGCGTCGTGGCGTCCTCAGCGAACCGCAGGAACCCGGCCGCATCGATGTAGGCGCGCGTCGTGGCCGAGACCGACCGGCAGTAGGTCTTGATGATGTCGGCAACGCTGTAACTGGTGTTGCCGTCGAGCTGGTTGCCGTCCGTCAGCGTCCGCAAGTCCGTGGTCGACAGGTCGCCGGGGTCGCGCCAGCCGGGAAGCTTCCCGCGCTCGATGGCATAGACCACGGCATCGTGCAGGTTGTAGACCGGCGCATAGTCGTCGTCCATCGCGTTCGGCGTGAGCTTCGTCGGCGCCTGAGCGATACCCCATGCGGTGAACGAGCCCTCGTTGAAGTCGGGGGTCGAGAGGATGACCTGCCCGACCACCATGCCCGAGTCGCGCAGCTCCAACTGGGTGCCGGTGACGTACTCGGGCGGGAAGACCTTCGCGCCGGCGAGCCGCGGCTGGGTCCACTCCACCGACTGCAACCCACCGACCACGTCCGGTCCCCACTGGAACGTGGCCGTCAGGTCACCGTAGAGGCCATAGGTGGAGAGCGGCACGTTTCCGCACCAGAGCTCGAACTTGCTCACGTCGGATCCTCCCCAGTAGCGAAGGTGAGGAAGGCGGGACGATAGCCCACCTGGCACGTCGGGATCGCCACACCAGCCGAGGCCGCGACGACCGTCATGGTCTCGTCGGTCAGGACCGGCCAGTCCGACTCGATGACGGTGCCGACGTCCAGCGAGCCGGTCTCGTTGGCCGTCTGCGGTGAGGCGATGGTCGCGGTCGTCAGCGACCCAGCATCGAACAGCGAGAGCGAGGCATCGGGGCCCATCGGGAAGACGAAGGGCTCATCGACATAGACCCCCGACGCGGTACCGAACGTCAGGGCCACGTCACCAGTCGGCTTCGGGATGTAGAACCCCGCGATGCCACCCCAGAACGTGCCACCAGCCGGGATGGTCACGCTGCGAGAGACCGCCGTCGACGTGACCCCGTTCGCGGTGACCGTGAGCGGGATGGCGACAGTCGCGTCCGAGCCACCCGAGTTGTAGAGATGCGCGACCATCACATAGCCGCCACCGACCGGAAGCTCGGACGCAGGCTTGGTGATCGTGCGACCCGAGATCGCACGCCACGTCGTCGAGTAGAACGCGGGCTCGCCAGTCCTCGAGACCGTCGCCCCACCCGCATCCATGTGGCCACGACACAGCGGCGAGAACCCCGGCAGGTCCGGCGCCACGTAGACGACGCACTCGTGCAGCGCGCCGCCCGAGAGCGTGACCGTCGCCGCAGCGTCACCTGAGCCGGTCACCGCGAGCGAACCCACCGAGGACGCCAGCGCGACCGTGCTCGTCACCGCGTCCTTGGCGCGCGCGAACGGGTGGGTGTGCATCGTGATCTGCACCCACCGCCACGAGTGATTCCACTCATCGGTCGCCACGTCGATGCCGCCCGCGGGAGCCTGCACCGCCTTGACGCTCAGCCCACCCCGACGACGCGCCGGGTCCGTGATGATCGGCCAGCACGACCACGCGCCGTTCTTCGGCTTGTAGCGGAACTCCGCATCCGTCGCACGGTGCCAGCGCTCCACCGCAGCCACACCATCGGCGGCGGCCGAGCCGTCGCCGGTCGTCTTCGGCTGCACCCCGAGATAGAACGAGGCGTCGTCGCGGACGTCGAAGCCGCTGAACGTGAGCGACTGGCCCACCAGTGCGTTGACCGCCGTCGTCGCCGGAGTCGCCATCCCGAACTGTGCTCCGTAGAGCGCGTACTGGTAGGTGCCGAACGATGCCGTCAGGTCGAGGGTTCCGAGCGTGGGGGAGTAGAACTGGAACTCGATCGTGTCGGCCATTCTCAGACCTTCCCGAGCGAGACAGGGTTCTTCTCGATCCGCTGCAACGCGTTGTTGATCTCGTTGACCAGATGGTGCAACTGGGCCGGGTGAGCGTTCTTGATCGCCGGCGCGTTCAGAAGAGCAGTAGCCAGGCCGACCATCGAGGACAGCGAAGTCGCCATCGTCTGCAACTTCTCATCCTGCGAGAGCAGCCGCTTGCCCTGCGGCGAGTAGTCGAACGCATCATCAGCTGCCTTCTGCGAGGCGATGTAGGCGTCACCGATCGACTTGGCGAGGTCAGTGTTGTTCGCCAGGTCGGACAGTTCGCCGAAGTTCCCGGAAGCGAGCAGCGAGTTCAGGAAGCCGTTGTACTTCGGCCCCAGCACGTTGTTCAGGGTCAGCTCGTCACCAGACGCGGCCTTGAGGCGGGCCGCATCGGCCTGAGCGATCGCCAGTGCCGCCTGCCCCGTCGAACCCTTGATCGTGTTGCCGAAGTAGTCCGTCGAACCCTGCGCGGAGAAGAAGTCCGACGCGTAGGCCGAGAACACCGACTGCTGGCCCTGCTTGATCTCGGCCTTGACATTCTTGAGTTCCGAACGCACGTCCTTGAGCGCATCCCGGAAGTCGTCGCGGATGTGCTTGGCGGCACCCTTCGACCACTTCTCGACCCCGAGCGCACCAAGACCAGCGACGGTCAGCTTTCCCTGCTTGTTCAGCTCGTCGCCGAAGCCCTCGATCAGGAACTTGGCGATGGATGACCCCGAGGCGTGCATGTAGTTCTTCGCGTGGCTCGCGTTGAACGCCTTGCGGAACGCCGCCCACGGGTCGTACTTCGGCTTCGACTTGTCGCTGCCACCCGAACCCGAACCGTTCAGCGACGGGATCTGCGGCACCAGCGTCTGGTAGGACTTGATCTGCCCGATCACGCCCTGCACCTTCGCCAACTCGCCGCCGACTGCCTGCGCCGAAGCGCCACCCGAGGCACGGTCCACCGCATACTGCGTGCCGATCAAGATCGCCTGAGCCTGCGCGAGACCAAGAGCAGCAGCCGTCCGCGCATCCATCGCGGCGACGAACGCGTAGGTGCCGTCGTTGATGTGGGCCATCGCGCCCTGCAAGTTCTCGGCCTGGGATGTGCCGAGCCCAGCCGCCTTGCTGAACTCGACGATCGACGGGGTCAGGTTCTTGTCCGCCTCGAGACCGGCCTCATGGGCCTGCTTGCGAAGATCGGCGATGTTCTTAGTCAGGTCAGGAACCGACGAGTCCGCGAACTGGTCGGTGGCGTGGGCGGCGTCGGCGATCCACTTGGCGACCTGCTTGGTGGAGTCGCCGTAGGCGTCGTTGGCCTCAGCGGCAGCGAGGGCGGCACTCTTGTTGTTCTTGAAGCCATTCTCGATGTCCTTGAGCGCATCGAGCTGCCCCCCCTTATCGAGCGGCCCAATGCCACCGAAGAGCGCGCCGTATTCAGCCAGAGTCCGGTGGTTCAAGGTGCCGATGAGTGCCCGCTGAAGATCCTCATACGCCTTGCCGCCACGAACGAGCGCATCCACCGCGCCGGAGACGGTGTACCCAGCCTCCTTGAGCTGATCGACGCTGTACGACCCGAGAAGCTGCTCGGCGAGACTCTTCTCTCCCGCTCGGTCCAGGGCGCCGGTCTGCGCATTGATCGAGTCCGTGAGTCCATCTGTTGCCGACTTCGCCTTGAGCTGGCTTGAGGCGAAACTGAGGCCATAGGCAGTCGCCGCGCCGAGCGCGATCCCCCACGGTCCACCGAGCAGGCCAAGCAGACCTGAGGCCGCACCACGGAGGCCCGACTGTCCCATCGCGACCGCCTGACGCTCCTCAGCGGCCGTCGTGGCGACGGTTGCCGAACGAAGCTCCATCTTCGCTGCGATGAGCGAGCGCGTCATCGTCGTCTCTTCAGCGGCGAGGGCAGACCAGCGCGCGTAGGCGGCGGTCTCACGCTCCTTGGCAGCAGTCAGCTCGGTCTCGGCGACTTGCAGCGCACCAGCAGAGGAGCGCCAGACCTGGAAGGCAGTGGAGGCCGAACTGATCCCGCCGACGAGTTTCCCGCCGACCCACAGGGCAGCGAACACCTCAAGCGCAGGTGTCGCTTCGTGCAGGAAGTGAACGAGACCAGAACCGGTCTGCACCACGTAGGAGATCGACTGGCCGAACTCCGAGATCGCCTGCTTCCCGGCCGGCGACTCAAGCCACTTGTAGAAGTCCTGCAAGTCGTCCTTGAGCGCGTTGAAGCCACCCGTCGAGGCACCCGCGATGTCCTGGCTGAGGATGTCCTTGATGTTGTTCCACGTGCCCGACAGCGTCTTCGTGAGGCTCTTGTCCAGGCCGTGGAACTGGTCCTCAATGCCCTTCACGAGCAGCGGCACATAGGTCTTGGAGTCCAGCAGACCCTTCGACATCAGGTCGGTGATCTGCGCCGTCGTCTTCCCGGTCGCCTGCGCCAGGATGCCGACACCGTTGACGTACTGGCCGAGCTGAAGCTGCAACTCCTGGGCCTGGATCTTGCCCTTGGTGTACATCTGCTGGAGCGCCAGGTCGATGCCCTGCACACCCTCGACGCCCTTGCCCATCCCAGCCGATGCATCCGCTGCCGCCTGGAGCATGTCGTGGGCGAGCTTCGCGTTGTGCGTGATCGACAGGAGCCGCTCGTCCTCGGCCTCCGCGGTCGGCAGATCGAACAGCGACGAGTTGAGGTCGAATTCCTTGATCCACGCCAGCTCCTTGCGAGCCTTCGCAGACGAGCCGGTGATGTTGTTGAGAGCGATCTCGGTGTTCTCGAGCTTCGCGTTCGTCCCGATCGCGGCGTTCCCGGCAGCCTTGAACAGGTTCGTGATGCCGTTGATCGCCGCATACGCGCCGCCGTACTCCACGACGTTGCGGAAGGCGACCGCGGCACGCGAAGACTTCACGCCGTCTGCGAACTGGTTGCCAGCCTTGACGCCGGCGGAGCGCGCGGTGGACGAGGCCGACTTCTCAAGCGTCGTCCCGAGCGAGCCGGCAGCCTTCGTTGCCTCCTTGCGGACAGCGGTCGAGAAACCCTCGAACGACGCGAAGACTGTCGCGTGAGCCTTGGCAACCTCGGGACCGATGTCAGCCATGACTCACCGCCACTCGTCTCTAGTTGTTACGCGCCTCGAACTCGGCGTAGCGGCGCTCGAAGCGGTCAATGTCGGCCTGCTTCTGCGCTTCCGCACGGGCTTCGGCGATCTCGGGCTTCTCGGGCCAGTAGCGCGTGCCGCTGAAAGAGCCGATCAGGGCAGACATAGCGAAGCTGATTGGGTGGATGAGCCCGTACATCGCGGCGCCGAGCCGCGTTTCCGGGTCGGCCGCGAGTTGCCGACACAGCGAGACGGCCTCAGCGTCCGGCATCTCGTCGGTGCCGATGACGCGCCATGACAGGTTGAACTCGTGGCGGAAGTCGTACTGGATGGCTCCCAGGTGGTCGGCTAGGACACCTGCGAGCCAGAGGCGTTTCCCTCGGCGCTCTCCGACTCCTGCTCGCCCGCGGCGGTCATCCAGCCGCGGTAGATCTCCCAGAACTCCTTGTGCGAGTCCTGCTGGATGATCTCGTTGAGCGCGCTGACCGTCGCCACGTCAGCATCGGTCGTCAGGTGCGCGAGCATCACTCGCAGTGCGTTGCCGACGTCGGCAAGGTACTGCTCGACCTGCAACGCCTCACGCTCGGCGCGCTTGAGCACGCGAGCGGCGATGGCGGTCGGGGGCATCGGCACCCACTTGGCGCCGACCCACGCTCCCTCGACGGGCTCGTCATCGTCGCGCAGAGCTGGGTCGTAGGGCGGGATCGTGAACGTCGCGCCATCGTGGGTGAACGTGAAGCCCTCGGGCGCGACGGGCTTCGGCTTGCGTGCAGCCATGAGCGGATCTCTTTTCTGGGAGCGGATGGAGCGGAACGGAGCGGACGGTGTTGCACCTAGCCGGGGCGATCCGCTCCGAAGGCCCCGGCTAGGTGGTCTGTCAGGTGTTGGAGTCGATCAGCTCCGACAGGTTCACGAAGTGACCGCCGAGCACGTCGGAGAAGTCGAACGTGAACTGGAGCTGGTACTTGAGCGCACGCCCTGAGGCGTCGGTGCCGGACGACTGCTGGTCGCTGGTCAGGTCCGGGAACGCGTTGTCCGAGCAGTAGCGGTCGATCAGGTCGTTGTTGTCGATCATGTCGAACACGAACGACCCGTTGGACGGCAGCGTGCCGTCGAAGACCGCCTTGCCGGAGGCGTCGTAGGAGACGTTCCACGCGAGCTCGCGAACCACCTTGGACGACTCCTGCGCGGTCAGGGTGATCGAGGGCAGCGTGTCGTCCGGGGTGCGAACCGTGACGATCTTCTTGCCGTTGTCCTCGAAGGCCATCAGCGAGGACGTCTGGGCGGCGCCACGGGTGTGCAGTACGAACCCGTCATCGAGAGTGAGGTAGCCGAGGTCGAGGAACCCGCCTGCGGGCGCGGCGTCGTAGGTGGCCGGAAGCGTGGCGCCCTTCGTCGGGTTCCACCATGCCCGGATAGTCTTGCCGACCTGGGCGTTGGCAGCAGTGCCAGTCATGTTGTCCTCCTGGGGACCGTTGGATGTGTTGATGCGGTTGGACGCGGGTGCGCCCGGTCCCCCGGAGCGGGAGGGGAGGTCAGGGTGAGCAGCGAGCTACTCGTCGGCGCCGGTCTGCAACAGTCGGCAGGTCAGAATCCAGACGCGCCGCGACGTGAGATCAGACCCCTTGCTGGGTCCGTTCACGTCGGTGATGACGAACGCTCCGGCCAGCCTCGGCAGCACGTCCTTGAGTCGGTAGGCGAACGGACGACCGTCCGCGACGTTGCTCGTGGATGAGTAGGCCGTCAGAGTGATGAACGCGCCCTCAACCGGACCATTGCCCTTCGCCGCGCTTGCCTCGATCTTGAGGACGCGAGCGCCGGAGGTCGGGATGTTGCCGTCCGTGATGACGTTGGCTGTGGTGACCGCGATGTCGGTGTCGGTCGGGTTCGCGGCGATGTAGGCGAGCACCGAAGCGCGGAGGGCCACGTCGGGCTGGGCGAAGGTGATCGCGCCCATGGCTCACCTACTTCTTGAAGTGGTCGACGGCACGCTGGAACGACTTCGGCGTACCGGCAACCAGTTCGCCTTCGAGTTCCGGCTTGCCCTTCCATCCGCGGCCAATCGCAACGGCGACAGCGGCGGGACGGTTGCCTGCCCAGCCCGAGCCCCCATGGATGCCGAGGGCGTCGGTCGACGTGGACTCGACGGCGATCTCATCGGCCGCGAGTGCTCCCTGACCAGCGCGCGCGACGGTCGCGATCTCTTCGGTGACGCCAACCACCCAATCGGCGACACCATGGGAATTGCGCATCGCCGTCATGCCTGCGTCGTTGATGACAACGGGATCGACCTTGACACCCATCAGCCGTCCACCTTCTTGAGTTCGACCGCGAGCACGAGCCTTGAGTCACCGTTCGGGTACGGCTTTGGGTCACCATCGACGTCCCAGAGGCCGTGGAAATCCACGCGGTCACGGGCAGCCACGTCCGGGAAGGTCGCGCTGATCGGTCCATGCCAGATCGCGGTCGGCTTCGTCACGATCGGAAAGCGGTCACCATCGACACCGGTCTGCGTACCACCCGGGTCGAAGACCCAGCCATCCGTGGTGTCCTCAGCCGGGTCGGTCCAGTCGATCGCGGAGTCACCCTCGATCGGGGTGCCACGCAGACGAGTCAGGGACTCGTAGCGCATCAGAGCACCGCGCCCGTGTTCAGCGTCCGCGGGAGACTCACGCCGTAGGACACCGCCAGGGCGCGGGTCGAAGGCGACAGCTTCGCGCCAGCGCCGATCGCCCACGCGGCGTAGGTGACCGTCTCCTGGTAGGGGCCGACCGTCTCGGACTTCTGAGAGACGCCCTGCGCCTGCTCGATCGGGGTCAAGAGCGTCTGTGCGGCGTCGTCAGCGAGTGCCGCGACGATCTCGGCGGGCACGGATGCCCAGCCGTGGTTGTAGTCCACGGTGACGCGCCGGATGCCGTGCGCGTGGTGCAGGGTGAGCGTCTGGTCGTGCAGGTCGAAGCCGACCGTGTTGCCGTGATGGTCGGTGACGCTGTTCACCGCGGTCACGGGACGCTGGTAGAGCCGCACGTAGCGACCGTCGATGACGTTGAACTCGGCGACCGAGTTGCCTGCCGTGATGAGTTGTCCCGGTCCGCTGGTCGCGGTCGCCTTGCGGAACTCCGAGGACAGCCGAGTTGCGATCGTGTTGAACCGCGCCAACTCGGCATCGGTCATGTCGCGGCCGAGAGAGCCCTCGACGTCCGTCTCCGCGACGAGATTCGGTGGGGTCGTCGGGGTGATGATGCCCATGCCTTGCCACCTCTCGTCGCTGTTGAGTTGTGACCGCTAGCGGGGGCCGGGTTACGACCCCCGCTAGCGGCAAGACCGATCAGGAGTTGGCGCCGTCAGCGGTCAGCGTGAGCTTGCCGTGGGCGAGCTCGTTGCCGTACTCCAGGCCGATCTCGCCGTAGAGCTGGCCCTTGATCGACGCGCCGGTCTTGGCGAGCGGCTCGACGAAGAAGTGACCCTTCTCCGGGATCTCCAGGAAGGCCGGGGCGCACTGCTCCAGCGAGACGACAGCGAGCGAGGCCGACTGGCCGCTGGTCGCCGGGGAGGCGGTCGAGGGCATGTAGCGCTCCAGCATGATGTTGCACTTGCCGAAGTCCGTCTCGAACGTCTGGAGGTTGACGCCGCCGACATTGCGCGACTCCTCCTGGTAGCCCTTGTTCGTGATGAACGCAGCCGTCAGGCACCGCTTGAGGTAGGAGTTGGTGATGATGGTGCGCGTCTCCGACTCCGAGATGCCGCCGTTGTCCCAGACCTTCTGCATCAGGTCGAGCACGAGCTGCTCGAACGCCTTGAGGTCGTAGTCCGACCCGAGCTGCGGGAGATCGCCGGCCAGGACGTTCGTGGTGATCGCCTGGAGCAGGCCGCGGGTCTTGCGCGGCGTGGAGTTGTCGGATGGCTCCTGGAAGGTGCCGACGATGAACGACTTGTCGACATCGCGCGCGACCTGCTTGAGCTCCTGGTCGACCTGCCACTGGAACTCGTCGGTGACCGGGTTCGCACCGAGCGTGAGGTTGGTCGCGCCGCCCGTGCCGACGAGCTTGGTCGCGGCCTGCTTGGTGTAGGAGACCGAGACCTGCTCCTGGTGGATCTCAAGCACGTTGTAGGCGTTGGAGCGGACACGGCCCTCGGGAGTCGGGGCATCGGCGCCCTCAAGGCGCTGACGGTTCGCGTCGGCGTCGCGCAGGTCGTAGGTCTGCCAGGAGAACTTGGTCGAGTCGACCGACTTGCCGCCCGTCAGGCCACCGATGGCGGCAAGGAAGGGGGTGTCCTCGGGGCTGATGGCGAACAGTTCGCCGGTGTAGTTGGGGAGGTTGTAGGTCGTCCCCATAGCAGTGATTCCAGGCATGCTGGATCACTCCTTTCTGCCGCGTCGTGCGGCGGTTTGGTGGGTGCCCGACAACCTCGGGCGAGGGGTTAGCGAATCGACTTCGCCTGCTCCGCGAGCTGTTGCGCCTTGAGCGAGGACACGGCCTGCCGTGCCGCCTTGGCCTCCGGCGAACCGGGCGCGAGCTTGGAGAGCTCGACCTCGGCCTCGGCGATCCGTGTGGCAATGGGCTTGTCGGGTCCACCGAGCGGTGTGCCTACGTTTCCCTGCACGCCCGCGGTGGGCGGCGGGGTCTGCGGTGCGACAGGCGGAGTTGACTTGAGCGCAGAGAGTGCCTGCGCCTGCTTCATCAACGTCTCCGGGTCGGAGGCGGTGAGGAAGAGGTCGGCGTCCTCCTGACTGACGCCGCCGAAGGCGACGGCAGCCTGCTTGAACGCATCCACGGTCGCCTTCGGGAGTGCTCCCTCGAGTTCGGCAATGCGTTCGGCCTGCTTCTGGGCATCGGTCTTCTGCGCCTCGGTGAGCGCGTCGAACTGCTTGGCCTTCTCGAAGTTCTCCTTCGAGCGCTGCTCCCACTTCTTGGCCTCGGCCTGCCAGTCTGTCGTCGCCTGTGCGGGCGCTGCGGGCGGGGTCGCCGGGTCAGTAGTGGGCGGGGCGCTCGGCGGGGTCGCCTGTGCGGGCGTCGGGGACGGCGATGCGGGTGCGGCAGGTGCTCCCGATCCACCCTCGGTGGTCGTCTCGGTCATGGCGAGCGGCTTGCGATTCACTGTTCCTCCGTGCGGAGAGTTGCGGGCGTTCCCGTGCGGGAACGCGACCCAGCGCGAGTGCTGGGAAGAGTGGTGACCCCGGCGCGCAGGTACGCCTCCGCGCTGCCAGATGGCAGGAAAGGATCGCGGTCATGGGCGTCCTTCGGCGGAGAGGAGGTCAAGAGCGCCGTTGACGCGTCGGGGTGTCGGAAAGATCAGGCGGCGAGTGAGTCTGGGCCGGTGAAGTGTTGATCGCGCCAAGTGAGGACGGGCCCGAGCTCGCCGTGCTCGCGGATCAGGATGTCCTTGTAGGACGGCGCTCGACCGCCGCGGTCGTAGCCGCCAGCGAACGATCCGATGTCCTTGTGCAACTGCTCCAGCAGCGGCTCGTTGAGGATGCGGCCAGGGTCGAACTGTGCAGCGCGACCGTTGCGCAGAATGATCGGGGCGACCGTGCACTGGCAGCCCGGATGTATCGGCTTCAAGTCGCGCACGTGGTACCGCTGGGTCGAGGCGAGCACGCACAAGGCGCATGAGCCGACGCCGCGAGGAACCCGCCGCCAGAACTTCGCCTCGGACAGGTTCAGGACGCGGTTCTCGGTCCAACGTTGGGCAAGCTGGACGTCGGTGGTGACGAGCGAGACGAGCCGGTCCAGACCCTTCTTGACCGCCGCCTCATAGGCATCGCCATCCTTGAGCGCCGTCCAGATCGTGATGCCGGCGCGCAGGAACTCCTCGGACGGACTCACGCCCCGCAGTGTCGGGAGGTCGCTGTCGCCGATCGTCTGTGAGCCCGCGCCGAGCGGAACGGCAGTGCCTGCGGTCAGAACGGTGTCGAGGTAGAGCGCCGTCAGTTGGCTGATCGACTTCTGGCCCGCCTGGACGAGCGGGATGATCTCGTTGGCGATGCGCTCAATGTCATCGCGGTCGTAGTGCTCGGCGCGGAACCAGTGGCCCTTCACCGCTGCCTCGACACGTTCGTAGACCTGGGCCTTGAGCAGGGCATAGTTGGCGATGATTGCAGTCGCGGTGCCCTGGTCGATCAAGGACAGGTCAGGCGTTGCCACTGGTCGCTGCCTGCCGCGTCGGCGTCTGCGCCGGAGCAGCGAGCACACCGAGGATGACCTCGGCGTTGTAGTCCGACTCCTCCTGACGCATCTGGTCGGGGTTCATGCCCATGATCTCGCGCATGATGTAGCGCTTCGACATCCCTGCACCCTTGGCTTGCACGGCAGCGGCCATCTTCTCCTGAGTAGAGACGCGCTCGACGTTCTCGAACAGAACCTCGACATCGCCATCCTCCACGTCGAGGCCTTCGAGCTGGAGGGCGCGGGTCATGGCGTCGTTGACGGTCGCCTGGATGTCGTCCAGTTCCTTCTTGGCGATCTCGAATAGCCCATCGGTGGCGACGTCGGCACCGGTTGCGGACTGGTTGGCGCCCTCGGGAGTGAACACCGAGACGGGCAACTGGAGTTCGGCGAAGAAGTCGCGGGCGTCCTGCTTCTCCGCTTCGAGTAGCGGACGGATGTCGGTGGTCTCCGATTCCCAGATGTCGATCGGGATCGGCAAGTCCCAGATCGCGCCGGGAGCAGCCGAAAGGACCGTGCCCCAGTCGATCTCGTTCCCATCAGAATCGTGCGTCGGGAGCGAGACGACCTGGCCCGTCGCATCCTTGACCGGCTTGAGCGCACGCTGACGGAACGCCTGCATCGCGGCGGTGACCATCCGCTCCAGCTTGCCCTTGTGCAGACGGTCGATCGTCGGGATGGACGGCTCGAACAAACCCACGCCGCAACCGGCATGGGTGATGTTCTCTCCGGCCTTGCGGGTCGAGACGAACGCGAGCTGCCCGGGCCCGAGACGGTCATCGGCCTCGGCTGCAGGCTGCCATCCACCGGAGACCCTGAACTCGCGGCTCATCCGGTAGCGGGAGATCGGACGAGAGAACAGTTGCGCTGTGCCACCGACGACCACGAACGCGTAGTCCTGAGCCTGCGACTCGTCACGCCATGCCTTGAGCGAAGCCCGGACGGTGCGCGCATCAGCGGGGTCGACGTCGGCGATGAACCACTCGGGCCGCTCACGAGTGATGAGTGCCTTTCCATCGGCGCGCAAGCCGGCGAGGAACGCACCCGTGTCACAGGTCAGACGGTCGCGGGTCGCGTCCTCGATCTGGGTCCACAACTGCGAGCGTCGGTAGATCGCGTGAGCAGCGATTGCCTCGGGAGAGTCGCTGGACCCCTTGACGGTGACGCCGAGCGGCTTGATTCGTGAGCCGACTGTCTCCACGGCCAGGCCAGCGACGTTGGTGATTGCCTTGCGCTGGAACTTCTCCCACGACTCGCGGGTGTTCTCGCTCATCTCGGGCAGGTCGGCGTGACCGGAGGCGTAGGCGCGTAGGCGACTGATCCGCGGGAGGCGGTCGTCGAGTCGCTTCGCCAGGACGGTGAGCCAGTCGGCGGTCGTGACGGGTGCGGCCACGGTGACCACCTCCTAGCGGATACGGCGCGGCGCTCTGACGGGGGTGGTCGGTTGGGCATGACCAGCGGCAACGGCATCGAGTCGGCACTGCCACGCCAGAACGGCAGCCACCACGGCATCGATCTTGTTGGCCGAGTCGGGATGCTCCTTGTAGATGCCGTAGCCACCCGGCTTCTCACGCACGCGAGCATTGAGTGCGTGGGCGGTCAGGATCGAGTTGCCGTCATGGACGAGCTCGCCGGTCTGGATCGCGGTACGGAACTGCTCAAGCGCCTGGGTGACGTTGCGGGTGTTGTTCATCCACCAGTGGATCGGGTTCGAGCGAGTCGCCTTTACGCGCAGGCGGACGCCGTAACGGGCCTCCCACTTGGCGACCCAGCCCTCCCACTTGGCCGGGTCCGCGTAGAATCCGACCACCTTGTAGGCGTCGAACGTCTCGCGGACCTTCGCATCCACCTCATCCTGCGGAACCGCCCACTCGTCGACGCCGGGAGGCTGCTCCCAGATGTGGATCGGCGTCACGAGACCATCGGAGACGCGGCAGGCGATGAGCGCGGTGGCATCCGAGACCGCACGTCCGCGACCACGCTTCTGGACGCCGGCCATGCGGTCGGTGCCTTCAACCTCGGCCTCGGTGGTCACGTCGTTCTTGCGGCCGATCGACCCGTCGAAGCCAAGCACGATCACGTCGCCCTTGGTCAGCGGCTCGACCTTCACCGGAGTGTCGGCATCGGCGAGCGTCTGGATGCTGCGGGCGTTCCACTCGGGCCGGGTCAGGTAGGAGTCCGACGCATGGGTGATCTGGTTCAGGTAGTCCGACCGAGCACGCTGGATATCGGTCGCCGGGTCCCAGATGACGTCGATCTGCGCGTCGAGGTCGACGTGACCAGGCGGGCACGGCGGCGTGTGGAGCAGACATCCGTCCGGGTGGCCCGACGAGTCCCCGTAGGCGATCCGCAGACCGTGAACCAGGGAGTCGTAGTCCGACAGGTCCGTGTCGGCCGGAGCCTCGCGGTGGTCGTAGAGGATGCCGCGGCGCCCAAGCTTGTCCTTGCCGGACTTCATGCCCTGGGAGAACTTCCACGAGTCCTCGGCTACCGAGTTCTCGCCCGGGGTGAACGCGTTCGGCGACTCGACTGTGCGGCCACCGTTCTTCGCGGTGTTCGTGCGAATCGTCTGAGCAAGACGTGGCCCCTTGTTGGAGGGAACCCATTCCTCGGTCTGGTCGAGCACCGCGAACGTCGTCGGAGCGCCCTTGATCGCGCGACCCGATGATGTGCGCTTCTCGATCTTGCCGACCGGAAGGTTGATCTGGGCGTCGAACGGCTCAAGGCCGGCGTAGTTGTACTGGACGGGGCCCTGCAGCATCTCGACGAGCGGCTGCCACGTATTGCCCGTCTGGTCCTCGTTGACGGCCGCAACATGCACCAGGGGAGTGCGGACCGTCGACCACGGACGGCCCACGGGCTGCCCTGCGGAATCCCATCCATCGAAGACGACATCCGCCAGGCCCTCGACAATGCACAGCGAGCCGAGAACCGGAGACTTGCCCCAACCACGACTTCTGCCGAGAACGGCGCGCGGATAGAGAAACCGGCCAGTCTTCGGGTCGAGGGCATACCACCGGAGGATGAAGTCCTCTTGCTCAAGGTACGGCCGGAACGGCTCGTACTCACCAACCGCAGGCCGCGCAAGATTCTCTGCGATCCAGTCCAGCACGTACCAGCCGAGCGTCGGGATCTCTCCCGGCTCGGACGGCTTCCATGGCATCGACTACGCGGTCTCGGCGTCGTCGACAGAACGCAGGGGACCGCGACGAGCACGAGAACCCGAGGCATCCGGTGCACTTGGCCCCGTCTTGCCGCGCTTCTCGTCAGCCTCATCAGCGGCGGCGAACTGGATGCGCAGGCGAGCACGATCCTCAGGAGTCTGACCGAACTTCGCCACACGCTGACGCAGTTCAGCAGCCTGCTTCATGTCGCCCTTCCAGTAGGCAGCGTGCAAGACGGCAGTATCAAGCAGGTATGACCAGTCGGCCTCGGTGAAGTCGGCCGAAAGAGGCGAGTCCGACCACATGCGCCACCAGCCGCGGGTCGCTAGTGGCCAGGTGAACGACTCGATAACCGGAATCCCATCGCGCCAGATCGTGACCTCGAACTCGGGAAGATCCGGCTGAGCGGCCGGTTCAACCTCGATCACACGAAGGTTCGCTGCGGCGTTCTTGCCGCGATGCCCGGCGAGCGTGCGCGGGTCTTTGGGTGCGAATCCCTTGCCGGCCATGGTGATGCCTCCCGTGCGGGAATGGGTCGCCCGTGCGGGCTGGGTGAAGCAGGGGGGGGTCAAGAACCAGAGTCGGGCGTGATGACAGCCGCAGCACTCATCCGTAGGCGCGCGACCCGGGGGCGGGGGCTCCCCCTACCCCCATCCGGGCGGCTGCTCTGCCTGTCGCCGGCCGCGCGGTATGCGAGCTCGCCCGCGCGCTGCCTCGGCTTGCGTCTTGGGCTTGTGACAGTCATCGCAGAGCGCTTGCCCGTTGTCGACGTCGTATTCAGCGCCACCCTCGGCAACGGGCACGACGTGATCCGCAGTCCGAGCTGCAGCGCCACATTGCCGGCACGTCCACGCGTCGCGGGTCAGCACGGCCATTCGCCACGCTTTGTGTCTCGGGTCAGATGTGCGGCTTGGTCCGTTCTGCCACATGCGGGAGTCTCCTCAACCGCTTTCGGGGACGCTGGCGCCACCGATCCGTATCAGGCGACAGAATGACATGCCTGTAGTTCTCGCGCAAGCACCAGCTCGCGAGATGACGACGACGCCGGCCTCTGCCAAGCGGATCTCACTCACACCTGGCCGGCTCACGGCGTCGTCTACTCGCGCGGCACCACCCGGTGCGAGTCCAAGGAATCTACCACGAATCCGCGCTGAACCGTCGACGTCGGCTTGACCTTGGCGGTAGGCTTGCCATATCGCACAGAGCGAGCCGGGCAACCAACCC